CCAGAGATCGAACCTTCACTTGAGACCTTAGTGACATGGGCTAATAAGGCTAATTATAAGAAAGTTAAAAAGACTCCTCGTGATCAATTTAAGTCTGAAAAGTTTTCAGTTAAAGACCTTTCTATTAAGGAGCTAACTGATCTGGCTGGAGGCTTTGACATTAAAGGCCCAGCAGCGGCTGCTGCGCTTTTAGAGAGGTGGAAGAGTACCCCTGCAAAATTACCTAAAAACTTTAAAGAAGATGCAAGGTACAACAAGTTAGATACTCCAACCATTCGTCATCTTTTGCGTGAAGCAATCTCAGATGACGCTGCTGGAGATGCAAATGGCGCAGGCAACGTCAGAGCAATACGACTTGAGATGATAAGGCGTGGACAAAATAAAAGAGCAAAAGCAGCTAAGAATGACACTAAGCTAGGTCACATTGTCAGGATGCTCGTAGATAAAGAAGAGCGTCTGTTTAATGGGCCAGTCGATGAGAAAACAGGCATACCAAACGGCATGTCAACTCAGGGACAAGAGTTCATACGGATGTTCACCCATCGGGATAATTTGATACAGAACTCCATACGTCAGGTCATGTCTCGATTCTTAAATATGCTTGATATGGAAACCAACAGTGAGTTTTTAAGCACAAAATTCTTAGATGCTTATACCATTGTGGACGACCTTGAATCTCACTGGGGAAGAATCGGTGATCCTAACACTCCTTACGCTAGAGATATGATCAACTCAGTTGATCTAAGCTCTAAAGAAATGAGAGCGTTCTTGAGCCGAATCCGTAAGGATGTCACCAATCTGGCTATGATCTCAGGAGAAAGCACTGAGGGAATTAAAGATGGTATGAGAGGCATGGCTCGCCTAGCTCTCAGAACTCAAGCGATCCCATCCTCCAGTAAGATAGCCATTTTAGAAACCTATCGCTTACAGCCAGAGGTAATAAAGAAACGTGTTCGTAATTACCTTGGAGGCTCTGCTAGTGAGCATCAACAAATGGAGCACTTCTTTACTGAGTCTTTCATCCATTACATGTCAGGCCATTTTCCACAAAAGAATAATATCTTTACTGGCTTAACGAACAGGGAAGCTAACACTGTGATTGACATCTTCGATGATGTTCGTGACAGCGTTAAATACTTAACTGAGGGTGTGGTTGATAAGCACAAGCTAGTTGGCATCTTTGACGAGCTTGCTTACGCTGAACCTCTTGGAGCGAATGAAGTTAAGATACAGCAAGCTGACGCTTTAAAAGATACATTCTTGAGAGCAGTCCTTCCAAAGGTGAAGGATAAAATGATCAATAGCTACATGGATTATGCAGAGAAGGCCAGTCCAACTCGATTCAAGTTAATGGATAATGCAGCCAGAGGTCTTGGTCGCAAAGCTGATGGTTCAATACAAATCGTATGGCACTCCAGCCCTAATGGTGCAGCATTTGACCGCAACAAAAACCCTGTGCTCAGACCTTCTGCCGATGGTCGTCATGGTCGAGGTATTCATGCCACAACTAATGCTGATGTAGGATTTGAGACGTTTGCAAAACGCCCAACTCTTGCTTCTTTGCAAGGGATGATGGAAGCTCTTGCAAAAGAAAAGAAGATATTTAAGGAATCTTCAACAATTGCTGGCCCATCAAAGTTTCTTTCGATGATGGATAACGTGAAGCTACTTCATGAGGCTCACATGGACAGCTCTCACTATGCCGAAAGCATTGTGATGACTCAGAATAAAATCAGGTCTAAAGAGCAGATGATAGCTCGATTAGGCAGAGAGAGTAATGATCCAGATCGTATCGCTCGGATGGAAGAAGAGCTAGACAAAGACCTTACGGATTTAGAGTTCTTTAACCAAGCCTACGTTATGGCTGATGAGGAGGTTGGTAGGCTCAACCAAGTCCTTAATCAAGTCGTTGGCTATAAAGCAGACCCAGTAATGATACCGCTTATTGTCGGTGCTGAACGGGTCGCTATGTTTGATAAAACCCTTCATCGTCCAGACAGTGACCTGATCAATGAAATGATTGGTCGCGTAAAGGAGCTTGAAACTAGCACTACTGATCCCACTGACAATCAACAAGTCATTTTAAATGGTTCTGAAGGTGGCCTCGCCCAAGCAATTGCAGAAGCAGTTGCGGATAAAGTGGCAGCTAATCCTGATAACACTTTAAGTGGGCAACAATTCTACAATATCTTGGAGTCAAACTTATCAGATGGAAGTCTGGATGGAGGGCCACTAGCTCGTGCGTTCATTGACGATATGTTGGAGTCACTTGGTTATGAAGCCAAGGTGGGTAGTACGACTAATCGCGTCAATACCAATGATGAATTTGGAGAGCTTAAAACTTCAGAGTTAGTTAACTATGAAGAGATGGTATTCTTTGATAACAAGAAGATGCACCATCTTGCCTCCGACTTGTTCGATGAAGACAGTCCTATGCTTTATAGTGAGCGCAGAGTTGTTGACACTGATGCGGATAACCCTAACTTTGCAGTGCTTACTGCTGCCATTAATTCTGAAGGCAACATTAACAATCGTGGTTGGGCAGATGCAGTAACTCCAATGGAGGATCAAGGTGCTCCCCCAACATTAACCTCTGCATTGGTAGCTGTGGCTAAACGCCAGCCACTGTCAGAAGCTCAAGCAAAAACCTTATCTCAGTACGGGCCAAAGCAGTTCTTCTCCAAGGGTTCTGATCGTCTTCGCAGCAATGGCATGAAGTGGTTAGGTGATTTCATCCAGCCTCTCTCTGGTTCTGGCTTCCACGAGAAGCAGAACTCTGAGCTTGCTCGCAGGATTATTCCGATCATTCTAAAGATCAAAAAACTTCCCGATGCAAAAGGTATTGTTGGAGCTTGGGCTTCAAAGAATAATCCTCTAAGAACCAATCAGGCTCCTAGTGTCACTCGTATCGTGAAGACGTTGCGTAGACCTCTTGGGCATGAGTCAGAGAAGCGTCTGTCTCCAGAAGAGTTTGCGGTCTATCAAGACCTTCGTGCAGTGTTCTCTCAAGAGGCGATCAGCTTAAAAGAGTCGGGCGTAATCATGGGCCACATCGAGGACTACTTCCCTCAAGTGTGGAACAAAGAAGCCATGATTCGGGATAAAGATGGAGTCGTATCTGAACTTGCTCGTCACTTAATGCGAGAGTCAATCACTGAGCGTAACGCTGACATCACTCCGCAACAGGCTGTAGAGAAAGCTGGCAATATCTTTAATCGTTTAACTGATGATGATGGCGTGTACATGCCTCCTCCAACAGGTGGACGTAGAGATGCAACAGGTGATCACATTGATTACCAGCGTATGCTCCGTCTTGACCAGTACCCTGACTCACTCAAGTCTTTGGAGAAGTATTTAGAGAACGACCTCGAAGGCATGATGACCAAATACTTTGACCTATCTACTCGCAGAGTGGCAATGGCAAATCAGTTTGGCACAGGCTCTCATGGTTACTATGACTACATCTATACAGTCGAGCATGGTCTGCGTGGAGTCGTTGATTTAATCACTAAAGGCAAGGTGTTCTCTCGTGAGATTATTGTGCCAGACGCTGAAGGAACAACAAAGACCACCATTGAGAATGACCTATTCACTCCAATGACCCAAGACCCAGCTCAAGCACAAGAGATTGCAAACCAAACATTGGAAATTGCAAAGACTCAAGGGCCAGCCGCAGCGCGTGACTTCTTGATTGCCACTCACCCCAAAGCGACACAGGCTTGGGAGAAGAGGGCAGATGCTATCGCTAATGCTCTGGCTGAGTTTGAAGGCAAGCAGGGGATGATCCAAGAGAAGGAGTATAAGTTTACGCAAGGTCTATTTAGTGCCACTCAGCGTAAGCCTGTGTCTCCACAGGACACGTTCTTTGAGATGCAGAACAAGACATCCAAGGTACTTCGATCTGTTAACGCAGTGTCTCTGCTTGGCTGGACTACACTCACCTCATTGGGTGACGTAGCGTTACCACTTGTTCGTTCTGGAAACTTCAGAGCATGGGCAAATGGCTTACGAAAGTATGCCGCTGATCCTCAGTATCGACAGGATATTCAGAAGGTCGGTGTTGCCATTGAGAACTTAACTCATGAGCGTCTCACTGGTTTGGTTGGAGCTGATTCAACGAAAGCAACTAACGCTTTCTTCAACTTCACCATGCTAACTCCATGGACAAACATGAACCGAGAAATGTCTGGTGCAGTATTCCATCAAGCCATTATCTCTGAGCAACGTACAGCCCTAACAGCTAAGAAAGGCACAGCGAAGTATAGAACTTCAATGCGCTTCCTTAACCGCTATGGTCTGGCTGAGTTCGGTAAAGAAGGTGCTAAAGATTTAAACGATCCTCGTATCCTCGATAACGATTCTGTTCGTGAAGGCATGATCCGCTTTGCTAACGAAAGCATCTTCACTCCTAACTCCAACGATGTACCGCTTTGGGCGCAGACTCCGTGGGGAAGCATCGCCTTCCAGCTCAAGTCATTCCCCTTGATGATGCAGCGTTTGACTCTAGGAGAAGGTGGATTAGTTAGTGAAGCTGCAAACCGAAACGTCTACCCATTGCTATATGCACTAACAGTTGGTGCTGGTTTTGGTATGGCATCCATGGCATCGAAAGACGTATCTCAGGTGCGTGGTGGTGATGATGATCAGAGTGCTGCACTGCGTAATCGTAACCTCCTCAAGTCACTTGGCTATGATAAGAAGATTCATGGTGATGAGAATGACTTCGCTGGCTGGTACTTAGATGGATTAATCCAGATGGGTGGTTTAGGTCTCCTATCCAACATGCTCTACGACTCAGCACAGCAGTTAGATAATGGTGCTTATGGTCAGATGCGTGTGGCCTCCACAGTGTTTGGGCCTTCGGTTGGTCTGTTCATGTCTGGCTATAACGTAGCGGCTGGTGGAGCAGATGCACTGGGAGATGCCATGGGTAATGAGTCAACCAACTCCAAAGAGCGTCAGGGTATTCGAGAGTTAGCTAGTCGAGTGCCAGTGCTTGGAGGAATCAAAGGTCTTAGAGAGGGTGTCGTAGATACCTTGGCTGGCGAGTCCGAGGTTGGTCAATCTAAGTCCACTGGTTCATTTGGAAGTAGTGGATTTGGAAGTAGTGGATTTGGAAGTAGTGGATTCTGATGAGTGAATACGCGAGTCCTCATTTTAAATGGTCGGAGTTTGCCTGTAAATGTGGGTGCGGCTGCGCCTACGTTTCAGAGCAAGCTATTGAGAAACTAGAGACGCTTCGAGTTCTTCTCTCCGCACCGATGACTATCAACTCATGCTGTCGTTGTCCGATTCATAATGCCAAAGTCGGTGGAGCACCACTAAGCCAGCATCGAGCAACAAAGAGTAATCCCTCTACGGCTTTCGACATTGCCATTGGCAATCACGATAAGCAAGAGATCATTGAGCTTGCTGAACTTGCTGGGTTCAAAGGTATCGGAACTAAATATAAGACGTTTGTACACGTTGATGATCGCCCTAATCGGGCAAGGTGGTAATGATGTTAGAGATGTTAGGGTCAGCCTTATTTGGTGGAGGCGTAGGAATATTTGGGTCAGTAGTCTCCAAGGTTCTATCTATCTGGCAATTCAAAGAAGAGTTGAAAGCAAAGAAAGTAGATTACGAGCATGAGAAGTCTCTGCTTGATAGACAGCTTGCTGCTAGGAAAGATGAGTTAGAGAGTGAACAAGCGATTGTTAATGTCGCTGCGGATGAATCAGTTCGTGTGGCTTCGTATCAACATGCGAACAGTGTTGGAGAGACCAGCGTATGGGTGAATAATATACTTCGATTGGTGAGGCCATTACTGACCCTGATGATGGTGTGTTTAACAGCGTACATCGCTGCAACATTTGATGCGCTGACTCAGAAAGAGTTGGCTTCACAAGTGATCGCAATCACATCCATGTGTTTTGCTTGGTGGTTCGGAGATCGTTCTAAGACGACAACTAAAACGCCTTAGTTACTCTCGTGGCTGTGGATGATACCGCATGTATTTTTCGGGATCATTGCAGCCTTCAGTTCCTCCGCAGTTATCACACAACCATGTGCCATCCTTGACAGGTTTAGAGAACTGACAGCTTGATGCCTCGACTGGCACAGCCATGTCACTCCAGCATACATCTCGTTTGAAACATCCTCGACATCTCCAGTCAGTTATATCTACAGAAATCTTAGCAGCATTGCCTTCTAGCACAGTCACTATGCGATGCTTTAGATAACTCCACTCAAGCTGATCGAACTCAACAATCTCCGCATGATAGCGAGACTTGTCTTTGTTGTACGCAATAAAGAATGCTTCTTTCATGTCAGCCAGTGCCATGTACATCATCAACTGACAGTAGTAGCTGTGGTGTGAAATCTTCACGCCCTTGTTCAGAAACTTTTGGAAGCTGGTGTTGTTCATGGATTTGATTTCAAGGATGTAGGTCTTACCATCCAACTCAATCATGCCATCAGTGTGCGAACTAATGTGTCCACCCAACTCCTGATAACTCCACTGCTCTCCAGTCTCAGGATCATTCTCGATGACCACTGCACCCTTAACTTTTTTGAGGTCAGCAACAACAACTTCTTCGATCATGTGACCCATCGCAAAGATGCGCTTGAGAAATGCTGGAGGCTCAGTGTTGGGGAATCCTCGCAATGAAAACGCTAGGTTAGCGTCACATGGATTACCTACTCCACTGGCCCCTATGTACTTGCGAGACTTGCTCTCCGTCTCTAGGTCATAAGCATTATCTATCAGCGTGATAACATTAAGTGCTGGCGATTGATCTGTCATTGAGAGTCACCTTGTATAAGTAAATTCCTTGGGAGAAGTAAATCTTATCCACAGTGTGAGCACCATGCCTATCCTTGCGGAGATGCCTGAGTTGTGCGCTCACACTAGCTTCGGGATCACCGCACTCTTTAGCGATAGCAGCCAGTGTCTTTGGTACGCCATCACGGGTTGCGAGTTTCACCCGATCCATTTGCTTGTCCAGCCTTGCGTCATCTCGCTCTGGCCTGTAGTCACTGCCATCAAACTTTTCCATACTCGTGTCCTCTTATTCTAGTACCAAAAAAGCCCCAATGAAGGGGCTTGGTGATCATGCTAAGATTTAGAAGGGGATGTCGTCATCGAAGCTATCCTTACTAGATGCAGTGCTGGTTGCACCCACTGGAGCGGCTGGTTGATCTCCAGCAGCAAAGTACGGGTTGTTTTGGCGTGGCTCACCACCACCTTTTCTGCGCTCACCTGTCTGATCTTGCCAGTCAGCACCTTGCACTACATGAACGCCAACTGTCAGACCTTTCATTTTCGCAACGTCTGGAGTTGAGTGGGCATAACCTGCCTTGACTAACATCGTCTTCAGCCTACGCTGACCAATCTCCTGCGCTTCAGCAGAAGCGTTGTGAATGTTCATGTAGTCGATGACCTGACCTGACCCATCCATAGATGTAAGGGTTACAGCTAACCGATGGCCTTTGCCATTTTTAGTCTTCTTAATCTCAGCATCTGCTATACGACAGATGTGTGCTCCAGCCGCTAGGGTTGAACCACCCTTGTCTGCTTCTATTCCTGCTAAGTCTATTCCTGCTAAACCATTCCAATCGCTCATAAGTTTACTTCTCCGTTGTGGCAGCTTTAGTGCTTGCCAGTTTATTAATATTGCTTGAGTGCTTTGCCCACTCTTCATCGTTCATCTGCATCTTTGCAAACAACACAGTGATGTCATCGCACTTCTCCACTGGCAGTAAACGCCTCCGTGGATCACGCGCTTTGGCGTAATGTCCTTGGACTTGATCAGTAACCAAGTACCGAGTCACCTTTAACTCTCCATCAACCTCCGCAGTCTTTCGCTTGCCACAGAACACATGGTCAAACAATGCAGGGATTTGCTTACTCACCTTGCCACCTTTAACCATGGGCCAGTAAGTAGTCTGTCCATTGTCATCCTCCTCCTCGGCTAGGAGACAGGTACACACAACGTGCATGTCCAAATCTCGCATCCACTTCAAAGCAGCAATCATCAATCGAGAGTTATCACCCCACTTATCAAACGTGTTTTTGTTGTCCTTGTGCTTCTCTTCCAAGAAAGACATTAGCTGATCCGACAACTCGGTTACTGAGTCAATGAAAATCGCCTTGTATCCCATTGATTTAAATTCTGCGCCTGTGATCATGCTCATCGTGCCGCGAAAGGAGAACACTCCCTTCTCTGGATCATGAGCATCATCCCAAGAGGTAACAGGGATCACATCAATGGATACGAGCGACAAAGATTTTAAGCCACCCTCCAAGGAGATGATTAAGGTCTTGCCGTACTCACGTTGAACGTGAATCGCTTGAGTGGTTTTTCCGAATCCATGATGAGCACATAAGAGAGTCTTCTCGAAGTGAACGTCTGCATCGGTGGTGCTTAATACTTTAAACATTAGATGGCCTCGATTTTAAATTTAGGTTTCGCGGCTGAACGAGTGAGTGCATGAGCCAATCGATCTCGATCAAATTGTGATGCCTTCTCGTAGCGTGTCTTGGTTACTGCAAATTTCACGTTCATGCACTCAGGTAAATCGTCTGGCCCCTTATAAAGGTATGCCATAACATCCTGATCCCATGTCATCTTCTCAGCTACTGTTGTCTGTACTAATAGCTGCTCGGTCTTCACAGAGTGCTCACCGACTTCTCTCATAGCAGGGGGTAATGCCATGGCTAACCCCTCTGTTGCAGCGTCTAAGGCTTCTTTGGCAGCTTTAAAGCGTTGCTGTAATAGAACAACATCAAGAGCATGCTCTTGGATGCGTTCTAAAAAGTCTGCACCTTCTACTTCTATCTTACTTGTTGGTAATGAAGAGCTGTCATCGTCATAACTGGATGGATCAAACATTCCCATGTGTATCTCCCTTCTTTCTTATTAATTAAATGTGATCTAATTTGTAATCATGCAAATGATATGTCACAATTGTGGCGAAATCAATACATTTTTTAAACAAGGGAAAAATAAAATGTCAGTTCAATACAGACTCAACATCAACAGGTTGTTCCGAGACCTTGGTGGCCCAAGTGCTATGGCCCGATACACAGGCCACCCTAGAACCTCTTTCTATAGGTGGATCAATGCAGACAGTGTTAGCTCAAAACTTTTGGAAGATATAAAAACTGCGTTCCCTGATTTGGAACTCGACTTTTATTTTGAACCTATCGAAGTACGAGAAGTGATTGCCAGAACAGGACATATAAAGAGGGGGCTTGCCCCAAGAACAATCGACAGAGAGTTAACACAAAAAGAAAAGAATGCGCGGAAGACGTATCACAAGGAATAAAAAAATGAGCAAAGGAAATTTAGATAAAGCTCTGGAGTATTTGGAATCGGGCTGGTCAGTCATCCCACTATCATCTACTGAGAAGCATCCATTAGTGAAGTGGAAGAAGTACCAGAAGGAGCACCCATTAACTGAAGACTTAGAGCACTGGTGGGAAATGTGGCCCGATGCAGACGTAGGCATAATCACTGGTGCAATCTCAGGGATATGCGTAGTCGATGCAGACAATGAGGAGTCTGTTGAACGTGCAGAACTGGAAGGTTATCTTTCTCCTATACAAGTGAAGACCAAGCGCGGTTGGCATTATTACTTTGCCCACCCAATGGATGGTGTAATCCGTGGCCCAAGGTCAGGGGTTAATAGTGGTAAGCACTGGATCGATTGCAATGGATTAGATTTCCGTGGCGATGGCAGCTACGTTAAAGCACCTCCCTCATCTGGCTACTCATGGAGCATTCCAGAAGGTATGGATTTGCATGAGGACATGCCTACCTTTAAGGACTACATCAAACCACAAGCATCTGTTGACTCCGTGACCTCTGAGTTTCTTGGACTTGAATCGATTGATCTTTCGTCACTGGCTATGGAAGGTGATACGAGGCGAGACATCTGGAAAGAGACTGAGGATTACGCGAAGCAATTTGATAGCAATAAAATCCCCATGACTGGTGGGCATGGTTGTCATGATCGTGTGTTCAGCTACTTATCCTATGCAGTGCTAGTGCATGGCGTAGGTGATGAGTTGGAAAAGGCTGGTCGAGAGTTCATGGAGAAGTTTTATGAAGAGCCGTTACCCGAACATAAGTTTAAAGTTAATCTCGATTCTGTTCGAGAGAAAGAGATGCGGAACCACCCAGAGAGATTCGACATTGAAGGTAATTATATTCCTCGTGACCAAGGTGATGCAGATGTTGCGTTCACTTTGGATGTGGATGAAGAGGAGAAGGAAGACGAATACATTATCAAACCGCTCACTGTTGCTGATGCTGATGCGCTGATCGAAGAGGCTGCAAGTTTTAAGTACCTGATCGAGCCATGGTTAAGGAAGGGAAGCATTACTCAAATCTTTGGGTACTCAGGCCATGGCAAGTCGATGTTCTGCCAACACGCTATGTACCATCTGGCTGTTGGTAGAGCGATGGGAGCGTATGAGGTGGAGAAGCCAGCTAATGTTCTTTACTTTGATTGGGAGAATGGCAGGGCAACAATCGGCAACATGCTTAATCGTTTTCGCAACTCATTCGGATCGACTGATAAGTTTAAAATGTGGACTCCCTTTATCAGCCAGAACGAGATCAACTTGAATGATCAGAAGGGACTCATGGAGTTCCAGAAGTGGGTGGTTCAAGTTAACCCTGATGTCGTAGTCATCGATACAGTTCGCTCTGCCTTCAGTGGCCTAGAAGAATCCAAAGCGGAGAGCTGGGCCAGAATGAATAGCATCTTACTCAAACTCCGCAACGCAGGGTTCGCTGTCATCTGGCTGCACCACAGTAACAAGCCTAGTGAGAGCGGCCTTGGTCGTGAGGCTGGGAGTACCAACCAACTGACTGTGGTTGAAACGCAGATGCGTGTCACGCAAGTGTACGAAGACAAGTCTACTGCTCATCAAAACGCTGGACTGTTTGCTCCAGATGTAGCGGAGAGAGAGGGAGGCAACTGTGTCTTTCAAAGGTTCCGTCAGCAGATACCTCGTAACGCAACCATGACTGTTGTGATGGAGCTGAGATACGGAAAGGTGCGTGAGTGGTCTGACCTTATGGAGCGTGTGATGTATGTTGGATTCGCACGAGACGAGCGCGACAACTCTATTGTTGTGACTTCAAGATCACCCAAGCAAAAGGCTGAGTGGTACTACGAGAACAATCGTACACTGGAGAACATTGCTGATTCATTGCACAGACCAATACGGACGATCCGTGAGTGGGTGGGTGAATGATTGAAGCTGCGTTTTGTTTAGCATTGAATGTTTATTTTGAGACGAGGAGCCAAGGGATAGCTGAGATGATCGCTGTCTCTGAGGTGGTGATGAATAGAGTCGAGTCACCAAAGTATCCCGACACTGTATGTGGAGTGGTGAAGGATGGAGTGTACTGGAATGGGTATCCCATCAAACACAAATGCCAATTTTCTTGGCACTGTGACGGAATGTCTGATGTCCCTACAAATTTAAAAGCGTGGGAGTTATCCAAGCAGGTTGCCGAGGGTGTATTGCTTGGTCGCACGAAGGGTTCAGTGGGAAAAGCCATTCACTATCACGCTGAGTACGTTTACCCTGCATGGGCGAAGGTTCGTCCTATCGTAGGGAAGATTGGAAAACATATTTTTTACGAGTAACGGACGAAAGTTGTCAATCAATCTACTCATAATGGATGCCTCCAACACATACGGACATTCATTATGAGCTTACACAAATCCAATTCAATCGCACTAGCCAGAACCCATGTAGGTGTAGCCCTCAACAACGCGATGTCTGACGTTATGGGAGAACCCTTGCGTGAGATAATGTCTTTACTCAAGAGCGGTGACATCGACTCCACTACTGCTCTCATTGATGACACCATGGAAGACTGTCATGACCCTCTCATAAAAGACCATCTTCATAAAGCGTATGGATATTTGCAGGACATTTCTTAGGTCAAAAAAAACCAGCGAAGGAGGGACGCTGGCGAAACACTGACTAGCATCAGTGGACTGCTGGGAGCAGCAAAGGAAACTATTTAATTCGTGTTACCACACCATCATCATCAACCATCTTGATCACCTTGAGTGGGCCGAAGGCTTCATTGAGTGCATCAAATCCTTCTACTGCCCAAGCAAACTTCTCTCGGTTCGCCTTACGTTTCTCCTCAGATTTCGTAAGTTGCTGATTTGGTTTCATATTTTCACTAAGTTGTTTCAATTTTTTAGTTTGTAAATGAGTAGAGGAAAACTAGGTAGAGAAAAACTTGGTTAACCTTTGAACGAATATCTCTGCGAAGTGAAACGGGAGCAGAAAGATATGAGCTAGTGTTACCTGTGTCTTGGTTACTTTAAAAACTAAAAAATAGGGTAGCACGGATCGCTTTATAAAGCAAATTTTTTAATCATCTAAATGATTACAACATAGCATTACATGATAGTATTAATCCCTAAGTAAATTATTCTTAGGAGATGTGCAATGCCAAAGAAAGTTGTCATACCCAAACAGTTCATGCGCTGGCTTAGAGATAACCACGAAGACTATACGCACAAGCAACTGGCTTTCAGAGCTGGCTGTTGTGTTGACACTCTCAAGCGTCTCCTCCACCGCGAGGGACTCCAAACATTTGAAGGGGCTAAGTACGTTGCGATCAACGAGAACCCCCTAAAGATGTGGGATAGACCATGTATCCGATGTAAGTGTACGAAGTCTCGACCCAAGAACCAATACATCTGCTCACCCTGCTGGGGCAGAGAATACGAAGATGTCTAAGCCTCC